GCTGTCGATATTCCCGCAATCCTCGGCCTTTCTTTGAAGACATTACAGGACATCGCGATATCTTACGGCTACGATCCTAAAGAAAAAACGGAGCGGATGTTTATTATTAAATGCCTGCAGCTCAGCGCCGCTGAAATATCATTTTCGATCAACAGATAGGTTTTTGAATCATATTTGAATATATTTTTCAGCATCTAATCTTCTCCTAAAGAGGAATCACTTCATCTAATCCATAAGATGTAATGTTTTCAAGCTTATCTGAAATTTGACCTTCTAACCTCATATTACCGTTTGTTTCAATGTATAGCTTAGTCACTCCAGTGGTTCCGTATATAGGAACTATTTTACATCGAAGTTTAGATGGCCTATATGAAGCAGGGAGTGTTCCAAAAACTGTTCCTCTTGTAGCAATAATTTCTCCTTCTAATAACAACAGTCCACCAATTGTTGCACACCTTACTCTCCTGTCTCCATGCTTCGCTCCATTTTTTAATGGAACATCAGTCCATGTTGGTTCAAGGTCAGTGGAGGTTAATATTTTTTTCCAACCCCTGAAATCTCCATTTGTATGAATGGTCGCGAACCACATCATATTGTGGTAACTCGCTGTGGCAATAATTGTTTTTCTTCCAGAGTTTCCATCCATAATGTCATAATTGAACCATCCAGCATCATCAGGTGCAGGGTTATTAAGCAGCCTATTATTAACACCGTAATAAAAACCAGGCGGCAAAGTTAATAAATCAGTGCCATCAGGAATAAGAACTCGCACACCATTATCTTGTGTCAATTTATAGAGTTGGACACTGTTCCATTTGGTACGTTCAGCAGCCGTCACATGAACTGTTTTATTGTTTGCATGAGCATCAACCTTAGCTTGTGATCCACTTTGTGTCTCAAGTACTTCCCACTCGCTCCAATTTCCGTTAGTGATCGATTTTCTGTAGGTTCTATTCGAGTTATCAAACGCAATGATTTGACCGTACGTTCCAGTTGAATTGCAATTCCAAAAGCCTCTAAGAGCTCCCCCGGGACTGTTTATCGCATTAGCATGAGATGAGAAATGCACAAATCCCTTGTATCTCGGTAGCAATTCATGAAAATCATCAGTTGCATTAACATAAATCAGTGGTTGGCCGTCATCTCTCGTGATTTTAAGGAGCTGTCCCGCGCTCCACTTTTCACGCTCTTCAGCAGTGATATGTTTAATTAAGTCAGCAGTATGTAAATCAAATTCTGTTTTTGTCGCTTGTTCCTTATTCACCACATTCCCTAAACCGATTTGGTCTTTTGTAACGGAATGCGGGTTAGTTTTATCATTTGCATGAGCATCTGTATAAGCTTTCGCTGATTTCAGTGCATCATCTACATCAGAAGAGGAGGGGACTGTAATGAATTCTGTCCAGCCAGTAGAAGGGTACCAATGACGAAGATAAATCCTTGGATCATTGCGATTTCCGGCATTAAAGAAAAATTGCGCAAATCGATATTTGGTAGTCTTAACATTCAAACACTCGCCGTACTTACTAGGGTATCCAACCGCACTTCCTGCGAGATGAAAAGTTGAGATTCCCAAAGGATAGCTATCTCCAGGGGATGAAGCGTCTTGATATGGTGTAGGATCATTAATAACTGTAACCTGTTCAGTAGTTACTTCATGCGGATTAGCTTTATTGTTTATATGGTAATTCACCAAATCAGAAAACTTTTCAACTTCACCTTTGATTTCTTTCTCAGTGTCCAAGGTGTGTTTTTCTAGTTTGGAAAGGTTCCCTTTTAGATTCTCAATCTTTATTTCATTTTCTTTATTCTGTGCTCTAGAGAGATTATCCATCATTATGTCACCGCATTTCCCTTAATCGTAAGTGAACCGCCATTGATCTTGGTTATTTCAAATAGAATTGCGGTTTTCCCGGCGACATCAAACTCCCATATTTCATCAATTCCCAGAGTGCTTGCGCCAAACATGTGATTAGAGGAGTTTATCCCTTCTAGAACAATTTTTTTCCCATTTTGTGTAACACTATAAAATTTAACTTCTCTTGAAGTGCAGTCGCCTGTAATTTCAACAGTAAGTGTACGATGAGCACCTACAATAAGTTTTTCGCCTTCACTTGGTTCAGTTACAGAATCATGAAAGACGAAAGGAGTGATTTGGGGCTCGACTTTTCGAGGCAGTGTTTTATAATCGCAAACAGACACTGGAAACCTCCTTACATAATTTTCTTAATAAAACACGCATTTTATTTGTATAAAAAAGAAGAGGGGAAATCCCCCTCATAATCTTTATTAAGTAGATATTATTTTTGGTTAGCTGGATGCTTGGCTGCCTTTTAATTCATCAATTTGTTTTTGTAAATCATCGAACTTAGCCTTAACTTCGCTGTTTAAGTTAACGAGCAAGACGCTGCCGGTTCCAATGTTGTTACTTCTGACAATATTGTCACCAAGCATTTCATGAGTAATGCTTTTTTCTTCAATGACAGCAGGGTCGCCTTTGTCACCTTTATCGCCTTTTGGCCCCGGCTCGCCTGGCATTCCTTTAATGTATAAAGGGTTCTCTTCACTGTTGTTTTTTAAATAAACAGCCGTTACTGGTTTTCCTGTGCCATCATTTTCTGCAGATGTAAATACTCCATTACTTTCATTTAGAAATTGTTCAGCCATAATATAATCTCTCCTTATTTTTGTTTTAGATTTTGATTATTAGTCACCAATGTCTACAGCTTTTGTTTGAGTTCCTGTGTCTGGAGAAGGGGAGGGGATGTCAGGCGTATTTGTTTTAGTACGAGGTACACGAGCAAACCTACCGTATCTACCGCTGCTGTCTGCTGCAAGCACTTTAAATGAAAGCTCTGGTGTATAAGCAGCGCCATTTTCTAGTGACATTTCAAATTCACCAGATGGAGCAACCTTGTCAAATTGAATATAGAGGTCACTGTACACTACCCCGGTATCTGGGTCATACTCAATAGTGTGATATTCAAGCTCATACATTTCAGAAAATTTATTGGAGTTGATCTCGACTGTTTCTCCTGTTACCTCAATTTTATAAACAGCAGTTAGAACATCGCCTTCTTTTGCAAAATCATCTGGAACCGTAACAGCTTCATCTTTGTATTCAGCCTGTGTGCCTGCTCCTTTGCTGTTCTTGAGTGACACAACACCAACAGGAGTTTTTTGAAGTTTAACTGTACCATCTACCTGAACTGTTACATCTTCACGTTCAGATACATTAAATTTGTTTTCCTCGATGGCTACCCCCTGAGTCATAGCCATGAATTCCATATCAAAGAAAGCATTTTTCACCTTGGCATCGATCGACTTATCTGTGCGAAGAAGATAAAGTGTTTTATTCCCAATACCACCTTTTAATTCTTCTTCTGAAATGGATTGTGAAATGGAAGCCAATTGAGCTTCTGCAGCAGAAATTACATGTCCATCGGATTTTCTTCTCCAATAGACATCTGCTGTATCATGAATAACTGTTTTCTTGGTCATTAAATATCCTCCTTGAATTTAAATGAAAAAAAGACTGATAATTAATCAGTCTTGAAACAATCTTTTTAAGTTTTTAACTTGCTCATCTGACAGTGCGTGACTCTCTTCTTCAAAGAGGTCAACATGGCTACTCCAATGTTTAATGTTCTTACCTGCCTCGGGAGATACTGTCGCAAATAAAATTGCTGTATCATAGTCTTTGAAGCAGCTAATGCGATAGAACGTCATATACATTTGATACAATGTCATTTCAGCAATTTCTTTGTATGAAATACCTGCAAAAGTCGCTATGGAGCTAATCATATCGTATACTTCAAGTGGTTCTTGCTCTTGCTGTTTTAATCTTTTACTCTGTTCAAGCCTTCGTTGCACTTCTGGGTTGGGGCTAATTTTCTCTTCTTGTAAGCAATGCATTTCTAAAAAGAGTTTTCTTATTGAATTGAAATTGTTTCGGTCTATTAATTCAAAGACATTGTCGTCCTGAAAAACTTTTTTAAATACTTCAGAGTAGGCCTCATTAAAATTTGGTAATTGATTGACAATATCAAAAAGAGGTAGCTTTTTCATCTCTTCAATAAGGTTATTTAATTCACCACTTTTATTAAGCTGGCTATATCTATAAACAATCTCATTTTTACTCATTTTTATTAAGTCTAGGTATGCCGCATACTCGTTGTAATCCTTCATTTTGAGGAAATGGCACTTGCCAATAGGGGTGTTAACGGGAATACCTAAGATAAAGAGATCTTGAGAAATTTCGTTCATTTCATTGCTCCAAATGTGAAAATCATTTTATAACCCAAATAACCAGCAGGAGGGTTTGCAATCAGCATTCTTTTCGGAGCTAAAGCCTTTCCGAAGCCAGCGATATTTTTATTGAAGAGAAGCGCAGATAATCTGTCCAAAATTTTCAATGACCTGAATTCATTTTCTTCATATGTCTCGATGTGAGTGTAGACATCAATGTGAAGGTCTTGATCCATAAGCAAATAGCTTTGATTAGAGGGCTTTGATAAACCACTCCCCAGATACATGCACATTCTGCAGATTGGCGTGTCAGTGATATCGTCGGTTTTCGGAGCTCTTTTGAAGATAGTATTAAAAATAGGAGGGACAATGCGGGATTTACCATTCTCTTCAACAGTAGTTTCAACATTATATCCTTCTAAATCCTGAACATCTGGGAGTTCAGGGGAGAGGGGAGTGTCTTTATAATATAGAAGCCTGTTGAGCTCTGAATCGTTAATCAATGTTCTGAAAATCTTGGTCATGTGTTCAACCATACTACTCATGCACTGTCTTCACCTCGGACTTTCTTTTTGGCAATTAATTTTATTGTGCCATGTTCTCCATAAACCTTAGAATAATCAATATCATTAACAAGATAATCCTCACCGAAAAAAGAGAGAGGGAGTCCAATTTTAATTTTGTCGTTTTTTACGTTTGGCATTGTGATATTTGCTTGACCATCAGGAAGGTTGACGGCTAGATCAGTACCATTTATAGATGTTGAACGTTCAAAAACACATGGTATTTCAATAACTTCTCCAGGGACTTTAGTTTTGATTGGTTTACCAGTAACTTCGCTTATCTTGTCTGAATCAATCCATTTGTCATTTGTAGTTATCTTTATTGAGGAGTTACACAGTCTGATTTCTGCCTTTTTATAAATTTTATTAAAGCTTGGGAAAGTAGTGATTAGCCACTTTTGAGTGTCCCACTTAACGACTCCTCCGATATAAATGTCTTCAGGCAGGCCAAAAATGTATTTAGTCATTCCATCGCCATTTGAAAACTTCGAAGTAATCAAACATGTTACTGATTCTTTTTCATCAATAGATACAGCCTCTGACTGAAAACCCTTTAAACCAGCCCGAAAAATTAATTTCCCATCATGCTCAATTTTTTTATTAACGTTGATTTGATGATAATTTTTAAAGTCTCTCATTTAAATCACCGGATAGGGATTGACCTAATCTTACGATTTCAGCACTCACGTCCAAAATGATTTCACGAATTTCTGCTAGTTCTGTATCAGACAGCATTTTCTTATTTAAATATTGCTCTACTTTATAAAGTACAGAGTTGTTTTTCTTACTTAGTCTTATGCAGTGTTCTTGTAAAGAAGAGGGGATTTTGTCCTTCATTAATATATTTTTCTCTCATAAGTAATCCACCTCTGTATTCATAATGAGGCGGTCAATATCTTCTGTTTGTTTCTCAATTGACTTTGTTAATGAATTGATTTGTGTACCATAGCTGGTAACACCAAGGTCTTTTGTGAATGGCTGCCATGTAGTCTGAAAAAAGTCTGTTCATTAATTAAAAAATTAGACGTAAATAATGAACGAGAATTAACAATTCATCCTCGTTCATTACTCTGTCTACTGTTTCAGTTTCATCGTTACACTTCAATTTTTTGTCGCGAAGTCTGTTGTTGAAACGAAGAACAGCATTCCTTATTGACTTATAAATTAGAGTTTCGTCTGTGGGTAAATTAATATCAGACGTTTTGCAGTTCAGTAAGAAAAACTCCCAAATCTCATCATAAGAAGTCATTGTTCAACCTCCTAGTCAAAGAGTAGGGAAGGATCTTCGACACCCATCCATTCAGCTAATGCTTTAAGTTTTCCGGCAGGGATATCATCACTGAATTCAGAGGCAACATCAATAACAAATTGTTTTTCTGAGTCAACTGTAATAGTTTCAAGTTTATTTTTCATTTGTGCAATGTTACCTGTTTTAATCATTTTTGAAATTTCTTCTTTTGTGTGAGTGTTGTTTGTATATGCTTCTGAGTCAACAATAGATTCCTTGAGTTCTTTTGTTGATTCATCTTCATCTTCATCAACAATAACTAATTCACCTTTATCAAAGCAGACGCTATTCATTGTCAACCAGTCAACTACCTCTTTAGGCACTTCTTTGATTTCTGCCTTACCATTTTTGCTACCTGACCAAGTGAATTGTTTGAGTCCGCCATCCCCGGTGTACCCAACAAAATAAGAAGTATTTCTATAACGAGCCAATTTAACTTTATCAGACATAATTTCCTCCTAGTTTATCCTCATAAATAAATTCTTAGATAGATACTGCTGCTTGCTCCTCGATAATTCCAATCGCTTCACCAAACAGAAGGTTGACAGAAGCAGATTGAACAATTTTCATTTTAATTCTTTCATCTTCGATATCTTGTTCAGTTAACTGCTTAAGCCCACCGTACTCAACAATAGAGAATGGTTTTTGTGACACTCCACCAGCAAACATATAACCTTTGTTTACAGGCAACTCAACTTTTGAGTTAGTTTCATCAGTGAATGGGTTGGTGAGGTTTACTGCAGTAGTTCTTCCAATTGTAGTAGGGTTTAAAGCAGTCAGAAGCTCATTTTTAATGCCATCTGTTAGAAGGTTTTTGTATGTAGAATCTGTAGCTTGCTGGAAAGCAAAGTAATCAATAAGTAGTGAGTCCCCAACAAATACCGGCCTACCTCCATAACGTTGAAGGACTGAAGCAACTTCATTATATTTTTGTAATGTAAGGTTTGAACCAACAGCCACGTTTTTTGGTGGGATTTTTCCTTTAGCAATAGCAGCAGCTGTCAATTGATGGATATTATCCAAATACAAACGGACTTTTGCATTGGCAATGTCGTTGACTAATTTATTGAAGTACTCGACAGAATCAGTCACGAGGTCAAGCGGCTCATAATAAAAACCAGTGGATAGCGTACGTGGAACAGCAGGTACATTTTCTCGACCTTCAACACGGACTAGATCTACACCTGATCCATTAGCAGACCAAATCACYWCTTTTGCTTTGTTTTTCTTAGGGATTTTGATTAATTTTAGATTCCCTGGTTTCTCTTGTTCGTGATTTGCAAATAGAGTGATTAGGTTTGTAACCATTGGTTTTGCAATTTCATCTGCTTGCTGTACAACAAGCGTATTAAACTGGTGCAACATAGAAGGATCAGGAGTAACAGTTCCATCACCAAATACTTTTTTAATATAAGTTTCGATATCCGATTTATCTGTGGCTTCCATCTTATTGTTGACCACACGGCTAAATAAGTCCTTAATTTTTACAGTGTCAAGTTTCATATAATGTACTCCTTTTCAATAAATGTTTATTAAAGTTCTATTAATCGCCAATGTCTACGGCTTTTGCTTGAGTCTCTGAACTTGTTCCAGGTATTAAGCCTGTTTCTGATCCTGTAATTACCTCGAGACGTACCAGCTTTTGTCCCATTGTGTACTGGAGATCATCTTCGCTGTTTACAACAAGGAATTTAGCAGAAGAATCTGCAAAGTCAGCATGAGGTGAAGCAGGGTCGCTTAAAACATATTTTTCAGTTTTAATATCAAAGTGCGCCACTTGCCCTCGTTTAACTTCTTTGACGCCATCATTCAAAGAGAAAGCAGAAACATCAAAACGTGTGTATCCTGGTTCCAAAATAACGATACGAGCATGTTCACCTTTAGCGTTATAGAAATCAGTCAAAGACTCGCCCAAATAACGAACTTCGGGAGCTGCAATTAAGTAAGCTCTGTGCTTTTTATTGGAAAGTTTTTTTGCGATACGGTTTCCTTCTTCATCAAAACCGAGTTCCACGAGCATAAAGTTGTCGATATCCGATCCTGAAACCTTGGCACCGTGAGCAAGTGTTTTAATTTTTAATGAATTTAAGTTACCAGTAGTATGTTTCCCTACTTCTGTGAGGGCAGTTTGTAGTCTAGTAGCCATTTATAAATCCTCCATTTTATTTTTTAAGATGAATAGCGTGATTCAAATGAGTCGTCATCCTTAAGTAATTTTTCACGTTTGCTGGACAGCTCTTTAATAAAAACTCCATCTTGATCAGCTGCGTGGTCTACAAGTTCGACCAGCATTGAATTCAATTGAAGAATTGCCTTGTCAGTTTCTTCGCTGTCTTTTGCAGATGCAAAAATAAGATTTTGAACTTCTTCAGTTTCGAATTTCTCTTCAGCATTAAGAGCTTCAAACTTAGACTTGTAGAATTCTTTCTTTTCTTGGACTCTTTTTTCGAATTCAGCTTTTTCATGTTTTTCTTTGAACGGCTTTAGCTCTTCTACAGCAGAATTTAATTGAACGAGTTTTTCGCTTGCTGCATTAAACTGCTCTTCAAGCTTAGTTTTACTTTCCTTGATTTCATTAAATTGCTCGGAGAGCTCTGAAATTTTTTTGTTTTTCTCATTCAGTTGACTTTGGATCTCTTCGGGGACAACTTCTTCCCAATTTCTTTTTAAGAAGACTTCAGTTTTAGAGTCTAGATCAATTGTCAAAGTATCCCCATTTTTGGTGTAGTTAACTTTGTAATATTTGTCGTAAGAATTATCTTCAGACCAGCTATAAATGTTTACAATAAAGTATGTATCATACACATCAGCAATATATGATTCCTCGTTTGATTCAAGAGTTGGATCAAGCTGATTATAGATAAGTGCCCTTATGTCTGAATGTGATAGCTCAAAGACTTTTTTAAATTTATCCACTTTTTCACCTTCCTTTTGTTTTTCTTGGTTCGCAGCTTGTGCAACCAATTTCTCGAATTTTTGCATCTCATTAAAACTCACTAGGCGAGATGAATCATATGCAGGGAGGACGATATCGTGTTCTCCTCGTTTCTCCGAATTCAAGATCGCATGACCTTCTAAAATAAATAGGTGCTTCAACGTACTCTATTCCATCTTTAACAGAGTAATTTGAGTATAGAATTTCACAGCTCGTGTTTATATTGATGCCCCGCGAATACCATTCCAACAAAAGTTCACATGCATCACTGAATCGCGAACTCCATAAAACTGCATCTGCGGCCAAAACTTCTTTTTTCCCTTCTGCGGTATCGATCTCCATAATGTATCCTTCAGAAGTAAACACTCCGATTGGGGTAGTATCTGTCTTAACTTCAAGTTCACCGTGTTTATCAGTGCCTAAATATGCTTCATGTGATCCAAGAGCGTCAGTAGCTGTATTGCTTCCTTCAACCTCATGATATTTTGCAACAATAGGCTTATTGATAATTGTAGGGGAGGCGTCCAAGGCAACTTCCTTAGAAATCACTGTATTGTTATGAGATGTCTCAAAGTCAAAAATGATAAAAGTGCAGGGGAGTTTTGTGGGATCATCTGTTTTCTTTATCTCATTAAGCTGCAATTGAAAAATTTTTTCTTTTGCTCTTTGGACAAACGTTTATTCACCTCCTTTCAAAACACACTCAAATTATTCTGGTAGACTGTTTCCATTTGATGTTGCAGATTTAATAGTGTTTTCATTAGTGCTCTCATCTACAACAGGGTGTCCAGCTTCATTGCCTGTATATGTATAGGATGTTTGATAAGGCCTTATCTTATCTTGAAGATTTAGCTCATCTGTTTCATATAAAGTTTGTTCCAAATAACTTTCCCATGACACACCTGCAATGTTGTCGATAACATGTTTAATTGACCATCCTTTATCATTAAGCTTAATGAGAATGTCCATCTTTTCTTTAAGAGTTAAAGGCTTATCTTTGTCATAGTTCATGTAATAATTATCTTTTTGACCTGCAGGCAGGATAAGGTTAAAGAGTTTTTGATATACTTCTTGTTCAACTTCCTCCATTAAGACGCCAATTCTTTTGTAAAAGGTATCTAAGTTTAATGAGGACGTTGCGTAGTTGCCACCCTCACCATTTAACAGAGAACCTGATAAACCATAAGCGGATTGTATGTCACTGTTGATATGATCAAACTTGGCTCCGTCTAATCCATCAGCTTTCACATCTGGGAATGCTAAACTTGCAAAGTCAGGGATCGAAACAACTGTAACCCCATCTTTATTATTTTTTTCTAAAGCAGTTTTAACTCCAGAGTGTACTTTTTGTTTTACTGCCTTTGGAAGTTTAAGGTTTGTGTATTCACCTTTTCCCTTATCAGTCCCGATAGTTAAAACCGCAACTGCATTAATGATTTTATTAGCAATTGCCCTTTCAACATCTTTGAGTTTCTTTTTATGTAGAACATCATACAATCCTGGTGTAACCCATGATGTACCTAATCCCTGATTTCTTTTTAATGTTCCAGTTCGAAGTGGAAATGTCCGTTCTTGAGGAAGTTCCTTGTATCTGTATTTCTCACGATCTTGAAGAAAGTTTTCATAATCGGAATTCTTAATGAAAGGGGAAAAGCTGTTCAGCAGCTCTTTTCTATAGTCCTCTTTAATGTTGCTAAAATACTCCATATCGATTAAACAAACCCAATCACCGTTTCTTCTGAAAGCTGGAAAAACATATTTAACACTGTCGAACACAAAAGGGTAGGGGGATTTATCGTCTCCTAGCCAAATCCCAACGAGTGTTCCTGCTGTAGCAGTTTGTTTTAGCAAGTCGCGTGTTAATCTTTTATGCTTTACTCTATGGAGGGATTTATTTAAAAGGGATATGTGCTTATCAGAGGACTTGCTTTTCGTAAAGGAATCAATTTTATAATTCAAAGTGGGGAGGGCTTCAATTAACTCAAATAGTTGATGAATCTCAGCGGTTGAAATATAGAAATATTGAGCAAGATCTTCTATCTCTTCCTGAAATTCATCAGGATCAGAAAAATATTCTTTTAACTGCTTAGCATCTACTTCGCTTATAATACCTTGAGAAAATAAGTTAGAAACAAAGCCAGATGCAAAAGTAGACACATAGGTGCTGTAATCGTTCAGCAGCTTTTTGTACTCCTCCGATTCAATATCGATTTTTTTAATATCAGTCATACTTCACCTCATTTCTTTTAAAAGTAGACAAGATCATCATCAATGTCATATTCTGTTTGTTTGTTGAGTTTCCGTTCTAAAAGAGTGGCTACATAATTTCCGTATGCCACGGAACTATATCTGTCTTTCCGTTTACTCTTAGGTTCTTTTAGCTTAACTTGACCATTATCGTTGTACTCAGCTTCAAGGTTTATCATTTCATTGATCAACAAGGTGATTTGGACATAAGATGAGATAAATTTGGCCTTGGTTTCTTCCGGTAAGGCTTCGTATCCTTTGAATCGCTTCAAATATTCTCGCCCTTCATTTTCATTAATAGGGATTTTAATCTTTCCTCGTTTAAATCCATCTTTAAGAAGAACTGCAATCTCACTATTTAATTGAGCGTTACCTTTAATACTGTAAATGAGTTTTTCAGCATTTTGATATGTGCAACGTTCAGCCATTTTTTCGTCATTGATACAAGAGAGCGGTTCGTATTCTTTAGCTCTTTCTTTATCATATAGAGGCTGACAAAGCGCATCATATACACCTAGACCAATGCTTTGAGTATCTAGCACAATATAATCACATGCATAATCTTCGAATAATTGTCTTATCCTAGTTGCTTGTGAACCTGTGTGTCCACCAACTATGCTCTCCATATAAACAATGTGTCTATCATAACCATTAGAGTTTGGAATTAATCTGAAAACGGTGTACACACTAGCGTCATTGTCTTTACCTGCCATGCCAGCGATGTCGTTGCTAATCAGCCTTAATTCTCCAGGTTTTTTGTTTTCAAACTTGAAATTGGAATCTTTAATGAGGTCATAGTAATCAGGCGGGAATAGGGGAGAGGCGAGCTTTCGATTTTTTTCAAGGTCTTCAAATTTAAAATAAGCTTTTTCAGATTCTCCGAACCACAATGCTTCCATTTCCATTGACCAGCCAATGGGGTCAAAGTCTTCTTCAGACATTTCGTCCTTTACTTGGTCTTTATCGAGGAGTCCTTCTCTAATAGCAATTTGATAAGGAAGACCGCACACAAAATACTTTGATCCTTTCATCATTGCGTTAAAATAGGTTACAAACCTACCGTATGACCAGTGAACTTTATACCAGCAGGAGGATAAGTAAATTTCTTTGTTTCGTTCTTTTAAATGAGCATACTCTTCTTTTTCAAGATATTTTGGAGACCTTGGAGCGGTAAGAAACTTTCTCAGTACTTTGCTAATGATCTCAAAATCGACCATTCTGAACTCGTCCACAATTAAAAGGTTTGCACGTTTTGAGCGAGCTCCGTCATTTGATGCAACAATTTTAATCCAACTACCATTATGGAATTCAACCCTTGCGTCATTAGTTGAAGTTCTTAAGTCCTCAATTTCTCGTTTTAAATTTGGGGACTCTTTTCGCAAATCATCAATTTTTTCAATAACTTCTCTTGCTTGTCCTTTAGTTCCTGAAGCAATGACTATCTTTGTGCCAGGAAATAGTATGGCTTGAACACAGCAGTACACCGACGTTAACCAAGTTTTACCCTGTCCGCGACTAGCTAAATACATGAAATAATGGTTGTGAACCATCATATAAATCAAAATGCATTGAAATAATTTAAGGGTTATTCCTAAGTATTCTTTTACAAATCGATGGGGGTTAGCTCGATAAAAAGAAGCCCAAGCACCAATGCCATCCATTAATCTTTCTGATTTAGATTTTTTGTTGAAGTTCTTGCCTTTATTGAAGAGATTAATCCCTCTACTATGTTTTTTTCGATCTGTTGTAAAGTTACTGTATGAGGCCATTTTCGTTTACCTCGTCTTCTTCTTCATCTACAGGCTCTTCAACAGTGTGCTTACTCATTTCGTCCCAATATTCATTTGAATAGTCATTCTTAATACCAAGCATCCTTGATAAGTGACCTAAGAAAAATACTTTTATGTACTTACCAATCTTATCAGGATCTTTCCAACGAGGCTCAGGTTCTGGAATTGGCCTTTCGTTTTCATATTTTTTTATCAATGTACCGAAGGTCTCTTGTTCAACACCACTAGCGCCTGATTCTTGAACTGGTTTTAGATTACTCGATCCCAATAAATCCTGGAGTGTTTTTTGCTGCTGGTCGACTTTCTCTCCATTTTCACGACGCTTACGAATATCCAGCATTGTTAGGCAAATTTGATTTATAAGCAGTTCCATTCCTTTAGAATCGCATTCATATCTATTTGCAAAGTCTATGTACTCATTCTGAAGCCATAAATAATCCTCAATAGATAGACCGCGTCCCCAAAACTGAATGAATTCATCAATGTCTTCCTGTGTCACATTTTCATCGCTTTTAGCAAGCAACATTTTCTTTGTATGTTCTTGTTCTTCTTCAAAATCATATTCGCTATCCGACCAATTTTTGGAGATGAAATCTTTCATTCCGATATTTTTCATGTAGACACCAAAAACATTAGCATCTCCATTTTTAGATTTTGTTTTTGCTTCATCTTTTGAAGCTATCCAAATATCATAAATAAAAGGGCGATCAATCATACGTAAAATATTTTGTACATGTGTTAAATTTTCAGGGTCTTTCTTATATTCAGTTTGAAGACATATCTTACAGACTGTTAGTTTTCCTGTAGCAGCGTTAAACAAGGATTCAGATTTATAAAACTGAGAAATAGCTTGAGCTTTCCCGCAGCAGGAGCACATAAGTTTTTGTGTAGCCATTGATTCACCTCCAATATTGTTAGTAAAACACATTTTATAAAACGCCCAACAATAGAGAGGTATAGAAGAAGAGATCTCATTCATCGCTGGGCGTTCTAAAAAGGTGTTTAAACTAAAGAGGAGAGGACATCATCATGATGAAATCCTCCCTTAATTTCAATGCCTTGTCTCTTAATTTGTTGCAACTGTTCTCTTGAAACACTACAATCAATGTATGCCCCGTTTGGAAAGCTTCTGTCTCTTAAATTTTCTTTGGCTGAGATTATAGTACAGTCAATTCCTTTTTCTTTAGCAAGCTTTACATACATTCTTGCATGTGCACCTACAATAAGTGGAATATCATTTTCTTGGGATAGTCTAAGAAGTAAGGTTGTTTTTCCTTTGCCTCGATCGGAATCCCCTACAATAACAAAATTAGATACTGCGTTGCGAAACCTTCTTTGCAATTCTTGGTCAATATCACTGTAACTTTTGTATTTAAAGAAATCAGAATTTGAGAAATTTCTTTTAAGAGCAGAAATATCAACGTTCTTAGCAACCTCTGTATCAATATAAACTACGGACTTGTTAAGCCCCATATAATTGTGCATTTTATTCAGAACCTTACCAATCTCTTGATCGCACCTGTAGCCAGACTGTTTCAATTTAATAAGTTGATTCAAATGGCTGTTCATCAATTCAATTTCTTCTGTTTTATCCATCTTCATCTTCCTCATCGTTTTTTAATAAAATTAAAGATTTATTTAAATCTTACAGGGGAGAACGCTCCACCGTAACTGTATAAGAATAATTTTAATTAGTTCAATATGTAATCATACTGAATAATCCGGCCTTTACCAGACTCATAAATTGAAAGGTTAGCTCCAGCTTTAGCACCTGTCATTAGGCCGTCGCTATACTCGTCAGAGCCCATCACAGAAGGGAGCTGTATTACCTGAATATTGTGTGTAGCTGCTTCACCAACAGTAAGCATGTTTCCATGATGGAAGTGGGACACATATAAATAGTCGTAGAATTTTCGTTTCAACTGTGAAATGTCGCGAATAGCGTTCTTTTTATTTTTTAGTTGATGACCATGACAAGCTGCAATTTCAAACTCCAGTAATTTGAAATCTACGATAGCTTCATCTTGAATCGGAACTTCAATTCGTTCGTTGTCTTTTAGCATGTCATGAATGTATGTAGCAATAATACGCTCAACATCTTCTTTAGGCATTTCCAACCGACTTGAATTATGTAATCTTAACTCTGTATGGTTAGCAGAGGGAATATGTATGTACTTGATCTTTACGTATTTAGAAAGTTCTTTTAGCCACTCAACCTTATAACGTGAGTATTTAATTACTTGATCAATAAAACCGTACTGCAAAGCCGTCAGTTGAGACACCCTTAAAGCCATTCCTTCAACACTGTCAGCACCATTTAGTACGACCAATTCATCTAAGCTTTCTTTTTTTAAGTATTCAACAGTCTCAGAGAGAATTTGATTCATACGTTCAAGATAAATTTGCTCGTTGTATTCATTGTTACAACTTTTAAATTGCTTACCAAAATGTTCATCACCAAAAGCAAGAACAGCAGCTCTTTTTTCCACGTTCTTTTCCAACACTTGAAATGAGGGAGGGGGGAGAGTGCCAATTTCTTTAATTGCTTGGGATACATTTTCATAAAGTAGTTCAATTCTACCTTTTATTCGCGATTCTTTATGAAACTCATGTTTAACTGCCTGAAGTTTCTTTCTCTCTTCCATAACCTCAATCTTTTTCATTTCCAATTCGATCAAGGCGCCGTTTGAATCTGCTGATTTCTCTTTTTGGTATTCAACACCTTCAATAAAGTTTTTGAACCACTTCCTATAAGCGGATTCCCCTTTATTTTCACCGGTTTCTTTGTTAATAAGCTCCTTAATTTCTTCCCAGTTTAAATCGTAAACGTCTTTATTGGAACAAATTCTAATTTTCCATTCTTTTAAATTCTCATCAGGGCGGCGCTTCGTTTGAATAGGATCGATCATTCAATCACCATCCTATTCAGCTTCTTTAACAGGAAGTTCATTCTCTTCTTTGATTGTGATTGACACGTTTTTCCCATTAAACTCATATAATCGTTCCCTTAAATCATATGTGTACTCATCTTCTTTTATTTGTTCAGTTATCTCCATTAAATCCATATCCAAAAAACCTTTTAAATTCACTTGGCTAACTTTTTTACTTGATCTACCTTTCGCCATACAAGTATTCCTCCTTGTTATCCTTTTAATTGATATATATAAAACTAAAATAAATTCCTTCGGAAGTCCGATGATCCGATAACATCGGCCAATCCGAAAAGAGGAGATAAAGGGGAAAAATAAGAAATGAATAAATCGGATAGGTGTTGAGGGAAAACACCCGAAGGAATTTACAAAAAACAAAAACCCCATCTCTCCTTCGTAAGTAGCTCACGTAGGAACGCAAGCCTTCGGATCGACAGGGAATATGGCTGATTATGAGTGAAATATAACCCTTACAGCCAGAACACTACACTTTATTATGTAGAAATAACAAAAGACGCTTTAGCAGCGTCATTAGAAACTCCTTCTGCACTTGGCAGATGAGCTAAAAATGGAGCAACAGAGAACAGAGTGAATTTTTTTTACAGTCTAAATATGACCACACCAAATATCAAATGTCCGGAAAGTCGTAAATCACGTAAATCGCAAGCTGTTAAACGTTATCCGTTTTCCATCCTACAAAAAATATTGTAATTTATCGGTATTGCAGTTTGGATACGCTCCAAACCAAGGCGGCTCTCTACTCCTCTGTTGCTCCAAGCTGATGATTTTTTACACCAGCTATCAAGGTGAAATAATTTTCACCCTCATAGCTAAGGCAAAAGCCCAGCATTTATAGATACTTATTAGCAGCTTCAAACTCAATTTCATAGTTATGATTTGCTTTTTCAATTGCATTTGATAAGCGATTCGCCATTCTTTCAAGTTTCAATCCTTTAGATTTCATTTTCTCAGGCTCAAACATGGCTTCACGATAACTCACAACATCAGAATATGATGCTAGTCGTTCAGTTTGTTTCGAACGTCCATAGTTTTTAAGTTTATTAGCTTCACCTCTTAGTTGTTGAGCTAACTCAAGAGCTTCCGTTATAGACAACTCTTTTTCATCCCATACAACTTTAGCATATAGGTTTGCTTCGGCCATCAACACTACAAGGTCACGATAATCTTTCCTTGCAACTTCCAACTCTGTTGTGATTTTATCAATAGTTTTTGTTGGTTTAGTGTATGGTTCATCTTTGTCGTGTTCAACATAGGCAACGCTATCTCTTTCTTGCAAGAGTTCTTGAATACGTTTGGAAATAGTATTTCTTAAAGGGAGAGCTTCAAATAGTGCGATTTTTGACATTCACATCTTCTCCTTTTTCGTTAATAAAGCGACTTGCATCTTGCAAGACCCTTTTGTACAGGGGCGACAGGGATCGAACCTGCCCACGCGGTTTTGGAGACCGCATCGCCACCGGGGAACATGCGCCCCTAGGATCGCCTGCGCACCGGAAGGCTCGGAAGCACATTCCGGAAAGACCCGTAGGCAACGCAAGCACAAATAGAATAGTTTTGAAAAGACAAGACCGAAAATAATCCTTTTCAGTGAAAGGGGAGCGGTGATCAAACGCTCAAATGCCAATTCACTTATTTTACGATTATAGAAAAACGCTAACCCGGAAAAATTTTATGCCTCATTCGAATAGTCGAAGGGCAGTATTCAGATGAGGAAGACGCATCCGCCTCATCTAAGTGCAAGCCGAAGCTGTAGACCGCAATTAATTTAAGACAAAACTGTCACCCATAATAAGACTGTGATGGGTTCACCCTACAAAGTAGTTAGTAGCTAAGGTCTTATTGCCAGTTTTCGTCCGATAATAGCCACTTACCATACAGACGACCGAGCTAACCTCGATCCCTCGCAAATGACTATTATCCGACCTGCTGCTATGGTCTTTAGCAGCATTATAAAGCCGGATGCACTTAGAAGGGATGAAGGAGAGAGGAGCACTTACTCTGATAGAATTAACCCAATACTCCTCATATACTCTTCCTCGGATTCGAAGAAAAGTTCAATTTGTTCCTTGGTGATCGCAATGTTGCGCTTCTGTGCAATTTTTAGAATCACCTTTTCCAGTTCATCATAGCTAAATTTGAACAAGCTATAAACTCCCTTTAATTAATTTTTGATAAAATCTTTAAGAGCTTTAGCAGCTTTAAATGCTGGTGCTTTTGTTGCTGGGATTTCAATTTCTTCCCCCGATTGAGGATTTCTCCCTTTACGAGCCGCGCGCTCACGAACTTCGAAGTTGCCAAAACCGTGAATTTTAACTTTTTCACCATCTTTTAGAGCAGATGTGATTACATCAAATGTTGAGTCAACAACCAATTCCACATCTTTCTTCGTTTTTCCTGTAGCCTCTGCAACTGCGCCAATTAGTTCTTTTTTATTCATTCTTATTTCCTCCTAAAAATTCAAATTTGATTTTATGTATTCTTCCATAATATAAAAATTTATGTTTGGCTCAAAAATGCTTATGTATCAAGGGTTTTTGCGTTTTTCTAAAGCGTTACATTTCTATGTTTTCTTACTCTTGCTCGTGTTTTTTCTTTAGCTATTATAGATGCGCAAGGTGGGCAGTATTTAGATTTATTACTTTTAAATCTAAATGGGGTACTGCAATTGACACATTGTTTAACTTTTTTATGGTTTGTGTGTAGATCGTAATAGAGGCCAATGCTGTCAAACGATCTTATCTTCAGAGCCGCGCTTCCACCAGGAACAATGCTATAGATAAAATTCAACTTAATAAATCCTTTATTCCGAATTTCAACAATATCCTTCTTGGCCAATTCGCCAATGTTTTGATGAAGCTTGTTGACAGTCAAAGAAGTATGAGAGGTATCTATGAGTTCTTTGTACCTTTTACTATTCCCACCATAATAGTATTCTGTTATATGCTCACCATATTTTATGTAGTGAACTGTTGAGTGCAGTTTTGATAAGACTAATAGAGTAAAGCAGATCTTTTTCTGGTGAAGATCGGCATCTAATGAATCAATAAATCGAAGCTCATTCTCAGTTACGCCAATTTCATTTATATTGATTAAAATATTTTCTTTTTTTCTTGCATAGTTAAGTACCGAATTAATTTTTTTAAAATAAAGAACTCGACTAAAGTTTTCAATGTTCTTTTTACAGAAATCATAAAGGAGCTCTTCACGTTTTTTAGGCTTATATCCTAATTCTTTATAATACATAGCCAATAATTTTAACTCATAATTGAGGTTTTTTGAGATAAACCCGTTTTCAATTATTGCTTCTACATATTCCTTCTCTTTGAATTTGTATTTGTCTATTGTAGACACACCTTTCTTAATGAGTAATGTTTATTAAGGTAGTTAATATCACCTTCTTGATCAAGTACAGGGATGTTGAAACTTTTTTGTTTTGCTTTTACGTTTTCAAATATGTATTGGCCGTAGAGATGCCATAAAATCTCTTTGTTTGAGCTCTTTTCATCAACATAAAATAAGCGAACAAGGTAATTAACTGCCTCGTAAACATTGGAGCAAATATCATTGAGTCTTTGTTTGAATAAATCTAGGGAATTGGAGAAATTGCTGCAGAGATCTGAATCATATAAATTTTTTTCTGCATCACTACTTGTTCCCAATGAAAATGATTGATTAATACTTTTTTTATGTTTTTGATATGCTTTTGCTACTTTCTTGTACCGCGATTCATCAAATTGAACTGCATCATTCATATAAATCTTGTAAATTTCATCATCGACATCCTTGTTAACAATGTTTCTAATACCAAAATCAACGGATTCAATGTATTTGCAGAGTCTGTTCATTACACAGTCGCTCTCAATCACAGGATTAAACCTTTCAAATAACCTAAGAAATTCATGCTGCTCCTTTGTTTTTCGTTTTACTTTTCTGAGCTCCTGAAGACTAATCCCAAATTTCTGCTTGCAAGTGATATCATAGGTTTTGACATGTTTTTTGTATTTGTTTTTAGTCCCTTTGTATAAATAAATAAAAAAGTAGGGGTGTTTATCCAATAAGATTCTATTGTAAAATTCCTTAGCCGTCTTAACATTCTCCGAGTCATCTTTTTTGATCTTTTGATAATTAATCCAGCGAGAAGGGATGCCTTTAACTTCTCGTCCAATTTTGGCCTTATCAATTTGAGCACTTTGCAATTTGGTACACATTTTTACTCGATTTAATGTGGTGAGATACTCTTCAGAATCAGAATCAAGCTGAGAAAGAAGAGCGTAGCCACTCGTGCTTTTATTAGTGATTGAACCAATAATCGAGCCAAATGAAAAAAGGTCTGCATTGAATAAATCTTCCTCAGACAAAACCTTTTTGGTTGAAGTGGGAGGGGTGTAGGCGACTGGCAACTCATCTTTATAAACCCCCTTTAATACTGTTTTATCCGAAGTTGTTGCAATAATGTCATAGTCGAAATCACTACCAGCCCAATTCATTGTCTCAGAGCCGTGAGCATTCACAATGATACCTGTGTAATTATGTCTGTACCAATAATCCATATCCTCAGTTTGCTTTAGATTTAAAATTAAATGTTCGCTACGGTAGGTGAGGGGTGCCCGCATACTGTCAACATGTTTAACCCCTTTTTGATTCCAGTAATTTGAGTAGTACTCTCGCTTACCTAAAAGCCCTGTTACTTCTAATCCACAAACGTGCTGCATCATCGCATAGGGATCGCTAACAAGAGTCTGGAAGTTGCCATCTAAGATTATGTCTCCAAGGCATCCGCGTTGGATTTTCTTTTTCATTAAGTCGTAAATTTTCTTTTTTATGTATTTGTCGTTGATTAAGTCAGGGTTCAATATTAAAGACTTAACCCAATGATTATCAGAAATCTCTATGTAATTCGTAATTTTTTCATCTGTCACATCAGTTCCCAGAAGAAACAAGATGGTGTAATAGATGTTCCCTGAATTGACCCCAGTTATCCAGTTAACAAATTTCTCACAGATCTTTTCAATGTCTTCATGGTTTAGATTCAGAGTCTGTAAAAATTGATAGTTCATTTTCAAAATGTCTTTATCTTTTTTGGGGCTGTGCAGTGAAACTCCCCATTTCAAGTTATTCTTTTTACAGTTATTTTCATAAACCTCAATGGAAGGGAAGCTGTCCCAGAGTTTAAATTGGCTTTCAGTGAGGATAACATCAATATCCCTTAAATCCACAATTTTTGGGTTCCCGTCAGAGTCTTTATAAGATGTTCTGATTCTATAATTCCCATTGTTTACTTTTTCGCAAAACTCATGAATAGGGAAGGTGTTTAGCATTCCTTTGATGAAGTTCTGTCTGATACACCATTGTGCAGGTACATAATCTAAGCCTAATTCATCTGCCCATTTTTTCGCCATTTCATAGCTTATCAAGCCTTGGCCATCAAAACGATTAAATGATTCAACAATATCTTTAACTTCGATGATGTCATCATCTTCATAATCTGTTTCAGTCACAAAGTTTACTTTTACTTTAGTGTCGCTATAATAATCAGGGACTAAACAAAACCGAGGAGCACTAACTACTTGAGTGGCGCTGCCAGCCAATCCTTTATAAGCATTAAACTTAGAAGGGACTAGGGCTTTCTTTAAATCTCTTCCGTTATCCAGGATTTCATTAAGTCTTTTGGACGTCTCTTCTTCGATAAATACAACAGTTGAAACCCTTGCTTGCCCCGCAGAAGACGAGAATCGAATATACTTTTTGTTATTTAGAGTGAGTCCATTTTTATGTAAATCTTTATAATGACTAGGATGATCCATTTTAATTGTTATGTACTCTGGAATAAACAGAATTTCGTTAATTTCATTTTGGATACCCTTCAACTTCTTTGAAATATCCTGTGAATGATTTAGTCTTTGTAAAGTTTCCTTCTCTTTGTTGAGTGATTCAAGGTATGTGTAGTCAACTTCCTTGTTTTTTATGTCCCTAATAGATCTTAAAATTTGATTATCAAATAAAGCAATAACTTCGTTGTACTCTTGAGCTTCCTCGAATGATAATAATATGTTATAGCCAAACTCTTTAAGTCTAGATGAGTTGAATTTGTATGTATAAAACTGTTTATTCTCCAATAAAGCATTCTCCTCTTTTGCTTTTAATTATTATTATATTTTAATATCAGTTATGTATGTCGAAAGCTCATCAAGTAAAGCATGAAAATCCTCGTCAGTTGCATTGCAGGGATAAGACGAGAAGGTCATGTCTTCAATCCACGGATTCCTTTCTAAAACTGCTTTAATGTGTTTTACTTTTTCTGAAGGAGATAAGCAAACCCCATTATCAAGACCATCCTGTATTGATCTTTTTAATTTGTTTAAACGCTTGATTGAGATCCAATTATTTTTATTAAGAAGGGTTGCTTCTTTTCTAATAAACATGAATTCTTTTTCGCTCAATCTTTTAATCTTGTTTCTTGTATTCCCTACAAATGCTGCTTCCCCAATGTTGAGATCACGGTTTAATGCTTCTCTTTTTCTGTATGTATGACCGTTTTCTTTAATTTGAATGTCTTTTGTTAATGTATATCCTTCTGTAT